TCAAGACAAAGATATGAGCCTTGCCCGCAAGTGCGAGAGCTTTTAAGTCCGCGATATCGAACTCTCCGTGCATGGCTTCTCTCGTACTCCGGTCTAGCAGTGGTTCTATTAGATACCAGTACAACTCTATGTGCGCTGGGGCAGCCAACATTAACGGTTCGTATTCGCCTAGCGGTGATACTTGCATTAGGCGGTCTTGCTCGACATGTTGTACTGATCCAGCATCTTCTGGAAGAACTCTGTCCCCTTAGCGTCTACAACATGTTTAGGGATGATAAATTCTCCGCCGGATACGCGAATGGGGATATCATCTGCACGACCCGTGCGATCACCGGACGGACTTCCTGTAGCAATACCACCGCCTGCGGCGTACATACCCGGACGGACGCGACCACCATTTGCCATCTGCTGAACTGGACCGCTAGACTGACCACCCATCTGCTGCTGGACTGCAGCACCTGCGAGTAGAAGCGCCATAACAATGCTTTGATCGTACTGCTGCGGCAATTCATCTTCGTCAGCAAGGCCACGTTGAATAGCCAGTGCTCTTAGTCGTGGATACAACTCGGGGTTCTGTGCCGCTGCCTTAGCTAACTGAACAGCGGTGTTAAGTTGTTCAAGTGTAAGCTGTCCAGACTGAACAGCCTGCATAAGCGTCTGCTGAATCTTCTGAATAACCTCAGGATTCTGAGACATAAGCCGTTGAATTTCACCTTCCATATCAGCAGAACTGATTGGGGTGGCAGGAGCTGAGGGCATCTGCGGCATTGGCTGTGGGCTAGGAGGAGCCATACCGGCAGGAGGAACCATACCGCCATCCGCGTAGGTAGGCTGCATACGGAAATCCAAGACCGGAGAGTTCGGATTGCTAGCGACAGTACCAGTCGGCTGTGTCTGCAAAGCCTGCATATTAATTGCCATCGGTGCGCCAGCGCCGGGCTGCTGAACAGCAGGTAGAGCCATCGGGGCGGCAGAAGCAGAAGCAGGAGCCATCGGGGCAGGAGCAGCAGGAGCGCGACCAAACATACTTGCAAGCGCAGGAGGCAATGCAGTGTTAGCTGTAGACGGTGCAGAAGATGAAAACCCCTGCGATCTCATACCACCATAGAAACTCATATCTATCTCCTAGTTTTGTAATTGCCCGATTAAGACGTTCAGCACCGCTTTGATATATGCAACGTCACCAATAAGCGTATTCACGTCAGTTAGCAACTTTCCATAGTCCTCTAAAGACGGTACATCACTTCCCGATATTGTAAAGCCTGAACCTTGTGCGCTTGTCTGTTGAATAGACAGTTCACCTATCGGCTGTACAGTAACCTGCCCGCTAATAACAGCTTCAAATCCGGTAACACCGCGCTGTCCAGTAAGCAATTCAACATTCTGCTTCACCCCATTGAGGAACTGAAACTGCCATTCCGGTACACCGACCTGCGGCACTGGTGGTAAAGCTGCGTAAGTCATGTCGTCCTCAAGCCAAACGGTGTCTCACCAACGTGAATTGCCCTGATACGCGCAGAACCGGTCACAGCAAACTCGAATGTATCTGACCGATATCCCGGTGGCAGGCGGAATATGTCGGAGTTAGACACAGTGACATTGCAGACAAGCTGCTTATTAGCCCACAACCTGAAGGACACAGGGTACGATCCTGTTACTTCTTTAAGAACAGTCGTATTTATCGGTGTGTTAGCCGTTATGTTTTGAGCATAGGCAGCAGTAATATCGGGTGTAAAGAATGGATCACCGTTTACCTGCATAGTGTTAAGAGCACCTGAGGTTGTTAGGGTGGCGCTTGTTGGACCATTCAATGTACCGAGTTCCGTAACCAGTGCGAACAGAGCCGTGTTAATGGTCGGGACCAATAGATTATTAGCAACGATAATTTCAGTATCTTCACTTGGCGTTGAGTAGTCGCCAACAACACGCGCAGCACCGAGGTTTATATAGTCCTTGGTGACGATCACCTTAGACTTCCACTCAAGTGGCTGGAGTTCTGTGCCTAGTTTATCCCATTCAGACAACGTGCCGGACTCGTCTGAGATGTAGTAGAACCTGTTGTACTTACTATCATAATAGGCAGTGGAAAACTCTATCGGGGTATCGATAAAAAACCCACCGACCTTATCCTCGCGTTCAAAGATAAATGATCCGGCGGAATGGGATGCAAAGTACTTACCCGCATAGAACGACGCAGTTATGGTAGTAGAATCTAACTCACTACCCCATGCTTCCCAATCATAAACAAGTTTAGTTACGATATCGATACCGGCGGACGGGTTGTAGATGCCAAGTCCGCCATAGGTAGGGAACACAACGCCATACCCTACGTTTACAACTCCACGCTTAGATGTGCATGGGAACGGAGCATCAATACGCGCAGACGCCATGTTAGCTGGTGTACTACCACTGACAAGATATGGATAGTTGTCTGTCAGGACGATAATAGACCCGGCTATGGGGGATATGGCAACAATAGGCGAATCAAAGATAAGACGGTATTTAATAGGCCAAGCCCAAGGTTTCCCGGGTTCAGAGAAGCACAACTCGTTACCGACAAAGCCAGCTAGGATATTGTTCTGGGCAGTAATAAGCCCCTTCATATCTGCGTCTGGGGCGTCGTAGTACAAAGATGATAATAGGGTTGTCAGACCATTCACATCGTAATCATCTGTGAACGAGGAACCTTCATAGTATCTGGAATCGGTAGTCTCTGGTTCCGAAACATCCCAGTAAAGAGTACCTGCGGTACAAGCTGTGGTAGCTTTAGTTGATCCAGCAGCGATATAGGTAAACGTATACTCATCCACTACAGACTGCACGGTTACATCAGTTACATCAAAAGTTGCGTCAGCACCCGTACTAAAAGTAGTCCCGGATATCTTGATCTTGTCGCCAACGAGAAGGTTGTGATGTTCGGATACCTTCATCGTTACAGTGTTGGATGTACGTGATGCCTGTACCAAACTAAGCGGGAACCAGACTGTCCTCACACGGAAGTAATCTGTGCCTGAACTAGAGGTGATAGTGCGATACAACCTGAACCCAGTTATGAAATTGTCACCGGCAGGGGCTGCTGTTGGTAGGTTAGTTACAGTTATAGTCTGCCCTTCTTTCACATACAGCGTCTCGGACAGATCACTAGGTACAGATTCTTCACCCCAAGGCGTTACCCACGTATAGATATAGTTACGTGTGTTTGTATTACCGGCGAGGTTTGCAGTTCCGTCTGATTCAGAAGTCGTCCCTACTGCCGTGCCGACGCTGTAGTATGTAAAGGTGGTATCATCTATAACAGTAACTTGGGCATTTGTTATATTGAACAACTTACCAACGGCGGATGTAAACCCTGCTATGGTAACTTTCTGCCCAGTATTTAGATCATGGTTACCGGAAGTGACGATTGTAGCAGTATTACCGGAGTCTCTAGCATACGACACAATAGTCTGTGAGCTATAAGATGTAGCCGTTGTCACTGGTATCGTAGTCGGTAGTGGGAGTCCAAGATCATAGTACGCCGCTGGATATACGCCGCTACCATCGACAGCCAGTGCGTAGTTTGTTACCTTCGGAACTCCGTCACCGGTATAATAGATTCGCTGTTCTTCGTCATTTAGGGTGGTTGTGATAGCAACATCAACATCAGTAGTCCACGACAGCCAACGGTTAATCGTAGGGTCACTCGTATCCCGCATAGGGTAAATAGTTTTGATATTGCCGTTCCTATTAACGCTACCTACGACTGTTGGTATGCGATACGGAATCAAGTCACCGGAGGATACTTTAGCATTGGACGCAATTTGAGCAGCAGCATCTGGTAGCAACTCAGGACTAATCCTAGGTGCTTTCCCTAAAAACTTACTGACTTTAAATGCTGTCACTTTACTACCCCGTAAACTTAGTGTAGGCGGCTGCTAGCTTAACATCATATTGGTTCTTTGCATAGCCGGGACCATTATAACCTTTAGCAAATCCCGCCCAATCCAGTGCTTGCATTTTTGGTAGAAGACCAGATGTTTTGATGAATCCTGCCATATGACGCAACTGGCTTACCTCAGCATCCATAGCTTGCTTAACCATTTGATCGACTGAAGCGCATCCTACCATCTTAAAGTTAGAACCCATGACTTGGCCTAACCCCCAAGATGTTGACAGGAGTGCTGCGTCCGCGTCGATATCATAAGCCGCAGCAATCTCCGCATACACAGCGTCTGATCCCTTTGGATACGGCTTCTCCCCCCACTTAGGGTATGCAAGTCCCATAGCGACGGCCTGATCCAACTCAACAGGTTTTGCCTTGAGGTGCTTGAAGAAGTGATGGCGCTCAAACAAAGCTTTAGGACGCCCAGCTTTGTCAAACCCAGAACCGGCAGACTCCACAGAGAGGACAGCACGAAGAGCGGCCTCCTCAACACCGATCTCTGCTGCTACGGTAGCGACATCTTCTGGCTGCATAGGTAGTGCAGCGCCCTTAAAACCATCCATCGTCATTCCTTTGGTGTCGAGTTATAAATCATCTGGTCTTTCTTCTGAGAGCCGGACGAAGAGCCGAAGTAGAAAGCAATGATGCCGCCCCAAGCTGTTTGTAGTGCGCCGAGGAGTAGCAGCAATGCCTCATTCCCTGTTGTCGGTAGTCCATAGATCAGTATGTAAATCATAATAGAGAAAAATCCAACTGTAACTCCGATAGCCAAAGCCCGTGGAATCCAGTCTTTTGTTTCTTTCTGCATATCGCGGGCAGAAGCACGATCATCAGCAGCGATGCGTTCTAAATCAATGTCGAGGCTTTTCATTCGGACTTTGAAATCGGCGTCAATTTTCTTGACTACCGAAAGCTGCTCAGGGGAAGCCGATGATAGAGCCACAGAGAGTTCTTCCGCAGTTCCATTTTCATTACCCAGCAACGCTTGAGATAAAGCCTTCACACCCATACCAGCAAGCGGACCGCCGAGCGCGGTAGCAATACTAGGTGCAATAGAGCCGAGTAGCGGCCCGAATGTTTTAAGTAGGTCCATCTTTACCTCCGGTTGATTTGGAACCAAGCATGATTCCAGATAGTGTTCCTGTCAGGAATGTTGCGATTGGGGCGATTAACTTGAAAAATTCTTGGTCGTTTGGAGCCTGCCCATCAATCGGCTGTACAACAAATATCAGGCTGTAGAGCACTGCAAAGACGGTTCCAGTTAAGGTCAAGCACAGGCTGATGCCAATGACGAACTGGAGAAGGGCGTGGAGTTCATCCTCTTTAATTCTCATCTTGCCACCGACCCGCATGGATTTCGTTTTAACGTATCAGCAGTACACGTTCCAGATGCGGTGCAGATAGGTGGATTGCACTCGGCACTGTCCCAGTTAGCAGGGTCTTGACACGGGTATCGGTAGCGGTCTTCGCACCCTGCCAAAGCAATTAGCGTGATGATAAGAAAGTATTTCATTTTTGGGTAAACACCACCATCCCGATACCGACACATACAGAGAACAATATAACTGCACCGATTAACCAAAGACCCATAATCAAGTCTTTGCGGTTTTCCTCAGCTTCTTTCATTGCTGCTGCGGCTTGACGAGCCGCCTCTTTCCTCATTTCGGTAACCTCTTTTTGGATAGAGGTCCACGCAGCGATGCCATATGCACCTACAAATAAGTTGCGGGTATCCAACTGAAGCTGCTGTGCTTTAGCCTTAAGCGTATATAACTTTATGGCTTCGGCTTCATACTCAGCTTGAGATTGGAATAGTTTTTTCTTTCGCTTACCTGATGTAAGTTGAGTGATCTGGGCGATACGCCCAAATAAACTACCAACCTTTTCGGCAACATCCAACATCTCATGGCCGGAATCTACAGCACCTTTAATGCCGTTATACAACGCCGTAGCTCCAGCAATGAGAGTGAATGGGTCCATATCACATCTTCTTCTTCATCTTTGGCTTAACCATGCCGCCTTTTTTCATACCGTATTCCATCTTCTCTTTCATAGGCGTCTCTTTGCCTTCATGCTTTTTCATCATACCTTTAGATGAGTACTTCTCTTTACCGCCGTATTCCATGATCATCTTAGCCATAGTTCAAACCCCTTTCATAATTATAGTAGCGAGTATGCCAGCCATACCTAGGATCAATGCTGCGGCTGCGTTAAGCATGATCTTCTCTAACCTATCCACACGCGTTATAAACGTATTGTAACGTTCTGCACAGACCGCTTCATGTGTAAGGAGCTGCTTTTCAATTTCTGCTGAGGTAGCCACCATCATCTCCTTATACATAGACTGTAACAATTACACGACCGTTGCCGCCAGCGCCGCCGTTGCCAAGTTCTGAACCTCCCCCGCCACCGGCAGGAGTTGTCCCGTTGGAACCAGTACCTGAATCTGTAGCGCCGTCCCCGCCGCTTCCGCCGTATAGACTAGTACCGCGAACAGAACCGTTGTTGGCTTGTGAACCGTTGTACCCTCCGCCGCCTCCGCCGCCACCAAAAACAGCAAAGCCGCCTGTACTTTCAGTACCGGATACAGCACCGCCATTTCCGCCGCCTCCGCCTCCGCCTCCAAATACGCTACGGGCATCATTGCCAAAGCCCCAAGGAATATTACCGACTGCGGCTG